GGCGCGTTCGGTGAAGTCTCCCGCGGCAGGACCAGGCATCTTTCCGCCCACTCCACCACGCCCGGCTTTTCATGAATCTTCAACTTGCTAAACATGATTCAACAATCCGTTTATTTCCGCGTTCAGGTCATCAATCTTCCTGTTCCATTCCCGCGCCCATTCATCCCAGGCTTCATAAAAACGCGGCCGCCCGGCCGCCTCCAGCCGGGAACCTATAAAATCCCTCTGCTGCGCCATCAGCTCCGCCAGCGGAGCAACGCCCCGCGTCCGCATTTCATGAAACACATGCACCGGAACCAGACTTCCGGCCGCCTCCAGAAGCCTCTGCTCATGCAGGCCGGCCCGCTCCCAATTCGCGCGCGCTTCGCGCACGGCACGGGTGAACGACGCAACCAAACCCACGTCACCGGACCGGGCGGCCGTTTCCAGTTGCTCTTCCATCCTCTTCAAAATCTGCCATGCGCTTTCCTTCGCCTCCCCGGCCCGCGCCAGATCAGACGCGCCGCCCATGGGCGCGCCCTCTCCGCCGCCTCCGTCCGCTTTCGCAGGTGACGGCGGAAACTGCTCTGCCAGAAAAGCTCTCCATGCCGGGGAATCCTTGGCCGCTTCTATCTGCGCCCAACGCAAAGATTTCCCATTCTTCTCCGCGAAAGCCTTCTTCAGCGCGCCGTTTACTCTGTCTCTCTTCTGTCCCATAACTTCGCTCCCTCTACTATTAAGCGAAATTTTCAAAAACGAAAAAATGCCCTCCAAATCAGCCTCTTTCCCCCATCCGCCGCCCGGAAAGCGAACAAACCGCCGCCATCCGTCCGCTTTTGCGAAAAAAACGCATGCCCATGCGAACAAAAACACGGCCATCCCCCCTCCACGGTGCGCTAAAAAAAACTCTTCATGAACGCTCCCGCTTTTCCCTGTGTCCGCCAAACTCCGCGATAAGGCCCATCCGCCTAAAAGATTCCTTGCCGCCCCCCCCGGCCCATGCCATCATGCGCCCCGCATGGCGGCCCTGCCTTCCCCATGCCGGCGTTGCCCTGCGTTCCGTTCGCACCCTTGCCCCGTGTTTTCTTTTTGGAACCTTTTTTATATATCATTCTTTTATCCGTTATTATCCGGTAACAAGTACGCAAGTACGCTATAAGATACATATTTATCTTATCATCAAACGTTTATTCCCTGCGCCATCATCCTGCTCCACGTTTCAAAAACGCGCCCTTATCTGCCCCCGCTCCGGCCTGCTCCGTCTTGCGAAGCACTCTTCAAAACCCCACGCCCCCTTTCAATCCGCACAAATGCGCGCCGTTCCCGGACAGGAACGACGCTACCCAATTTCAAATGAAAGTGTGAAAACGCCTCAAGACCGGACAGGGAAGGAAGACGGAGGGAACAGGAAGAACGGCGCGCGGCAACGACGCGGAAGAACACAAAAAAGGGCGTCATGAACTGCTCATGACGCCGGAAAAAATAGAGAAAGCTGGCATCGCGTACGGGACTCGAACCCGTGTTGCCCGCGTGAAAGGCGGGAGTCCTGGACCGCTAGACGAACGCGACTTTTAGGTTTGCAGGGACTGCGCGAAGGAGTAAATACTACCGGAAGCCAAAAGGCAAGAACTATTTACGCACAACGGCAAAAAACTTCATTCTGCCCTCATTATTCCTCATACTGATATACGGCCCAAGTATCGCCATCCCCTCTTTCCGTCCGCTCATAAACGCCTATTTTCTTGACCGTAACTTTAATGATTTCCCCTGTGGCAAGCGGCTTCTTAAAACCTACCAGCACAACCTTTTTCCCTCTCGTCTTAACTCTCACCTTTTTTAAGACCTCAATCTTTCCATTCCCCGCTTTCCGGCTTCTTTCTCCCAACTTCCCCATCTCTGAAGCCGGCCTCTCAATCCATTGCTTT